TTACCACTGGTAACTTTCAATGGGTAAATGGTATAAAAGATTCGCAAGTTATATTTTATCCAGATCCAAAAGGTAGGTTTAAAACAAGCTGGGTTCCGCCACGACAATTGCAAAATAGGGTTGTACTTAAAAACGGTATTAAATACCCAGGCAACGAACATATGGGTTCATTTGGTTGTGATTCATATGATATATCAGGAACAGTAGATGGAGTTGGATCTAAAGGAGCTTTGCACGGTTTAACTAAATTCAGCATGGAAGATGCTCCCGCGAATAGCTTTTTCTTAGAATACTTATCAAGACCCCCAACAGCCGAGATGTTCTTTGAAGATGTTCTAATGGCTTTAGTTTTTTACGGGATGCCTATATTAGCAGAGAACAATAAACCGCGTCTTCTGTACTATTTAAGGCGAAGAGGATATAGAGGGTTTAGTATGAATAGACCTGATAAAATATGGAACAAATTATCTGTAGCAGAAAAAGAAGTAGGTGGAATACCTAATTCAAGTGAAGATATAAAACAAGCACATGCCGCTGCTATTGAGATGTATATTCAAGATCACGTAGGTATCAAGCAGGATGGAACGCTTGGGGATGTATATTTCAACGAACTACTGAACGATTGGACAAAATTCGATATAAACAAAAGGACAAAGCATGATGCGTCTATAAGTTCTGGTTTAGCTATAATGGCTAACAATAGGCACTTGTATGCACCAAATGCTAAAATTGAAAAAGTCCCATTAAATATACATATTTCAAAATACTCAAACACTGGAGGTATGTCTAAAATAATTAAAGAATAAGATGAATAGACGAACTACAAATAATTTTTTCCCTAGTCAAGTTGTTAGTGACGCTGAGAAAATTAGTTATGAATACGGCTTAAAGGTTGCTCATGCTATTGAGCAAGAGTGGTTTGGCAATAGTTCTAATAGTAACAAGTATAATAAAGGGGTAAATAATTTTCATAATCTAAGATTGTACGCTCGAGGCGAGCAGTCTATTCAAAAATATAAGGATGAGTTATCTATAAACGGTGATTTGTCCTATCTTAATTTAGATTGGAAGCCTGTTCCGATTATTTCTAAATTTGTCGACGTAGTTGTTAATGGTATAGCCGAAAGAACTTATGATATAAAAGCTTTTTCCCAAGATATGTTTGGTGTTAACAAGCGAACAGAATATATGGAATCTATAATGAGAGATATGCAAACTAAAGAGTTTAACGACTTGGTTATGGATAACTTAAATATGAATCTTTATGAAAATGAAAAAAGCGAGCTACCAGATTCAACAGAAGAGTTAGACCTTCACATGCAGTTAAACTACAAACAAGCTGTTGAATTGGCTGAGGAAGCCGCTCTAGGTGTTTTGTTCAAAGGTAACGATTACGACCTAATAAAAAGAAGATTTTACTACGACTTAACAGTGCTTGGTATTGGCGCGGTAAAAACATCATTTAATACTTCTGAAGGGATTACTATAGACTATGTAGATCCAGCAAATTTAGTCTACTCATATACAGATTCACCTTATTTTGAAGACATATACTATGTTGGTGAAATAAAAGAAATTCCAATCAACGAGTTGGTAAAAGAGTTTCCGTTTCTTGAACACGACAAACTTGAGGAAATATCAAAATCAGGGGGTAGATACTCAAATGATGCGCGTAGAAATAATAATGACCACGATAACAATAAAGTCCAAGTCTTGTACTTTAACTATAAAACTTACATGAATGAAGTTTACAAAGTTAAGGAGACGGCTAGTGGCTCTATGAAGATTTTGCCTAAAGACGATAATTTTAATCCACCCGAAAGTATAGACGTAAAATTCTCTAAACTACAAAGGTCTATTGAATGTTTGTACGAGGGTGCTATGATTTTAGGCACTGATAAGCTACTTAAGTGGGAAATGTCTCGTAACATGATGAGACCTAAGAGTGATTTTACTAAGGTTAAAATGAATTACTCTATTGTAGCTCCAAGAATGTATGAGGGGCGAATTGAATCTCTTGTGAGTAGAATAACTGGCTTTGCTGATATGATACAGCTAACTCACCTTAAACTCCAACAGGTGATGTCTAGAATGGTTCCAGATGGTGTTTATCTTGACGCTGACGGCTTGGCTGAGATTGATTTAGGTAACGGAACTAACTATAACCCACAAGAAGCCCTTAACATGTACTTCCAAACTGGTTCTGTTATAGGTAGATCACTAACCCAAGATGGTGATACAAATCAAGGCAAAATACCAATACAAGAAATATCAAATAGTAGTTCTTCCGCCAATAAAATGCAAGGTTTAATTAGCACGTATAATTACTACCTTCAGATGATTAGAGACACAACTGGTTTAAACGAGGCTAGAGACGCTTCTACTCCAGATTCAAAATCTTTAGTTGGTATACAGAAAATGGCTGCCGCAAATTCAAATGTAGCAACTAGACATATACTGCAAAGTGGTATGTACCTAACAGCCGAGGTTGCTGAGTGTTTGTCTCTTAGAATATCTGATGTGCTAGAATACTCTCCAACAAAAGATGCTTTCATTCAGTCTATTGGAGTTCACAACGTGGCCACATTAAAAGAAATGTCAGAATTACACCTGTATGATTTTGGTATATTTTTAGAATTAGCACCTGATGATGAAGAAAAACAATTACTAGAAAACAACATACAAACATCTATACAACAACAATCTATAGATTTAGAAGATGCTATTGACTTAAGAAACATTAGAAATGTTAAGCTAGCTAATCAAATGCTTAAAATAACTAGAAAGAAAAAAGCAGAACAAAAACAAAAGCAAGAACTTGAGATGACAGAGGCTCAAGGGAAGTCGCAGGCAGAGGCTTCAAAAGCTGCTGCGGAGGCTGAAACTCAAAAAGCTCAAGCAGCGCACGCTTTAAACATAGAGTTAGAAAATGTAAAAGCCCAAAACAAAACTCAACAAATGCAAATGGAGTCTGAGATTAAAAAAGAACTTATGCAGATGGAGTTTGAAATAAACATGAAACTTCAAAAAATGAACATGGAAGAAGTGGACATGAAAGACACGGTGAAAGAAGACCGTAAAGATTCAAGAACAAAAATGCAAGCATCACAACAAAGTGAGCTTATTGATCAAAGACTAAACAAGAAACCAGCTAAAAACTTTGAGTCCTCAGGTAATGACATTATGAGTGGGGATTTTGGTTTAGGAGCCTTTGGTCCTAAGTAGGAATTATTAACTATTATTATATTATATTATGGCAACAAAAGAAGAGCCGATCGCAAACGACGAAGCTGGCAAAATTAAAGTAAAAGCAAAAACAGAAAAACAACCTGACGGTAATGAGACAAAAGGTAACATTACTAAGGTTGCGGCAAAAATGAATAAACAAGCTGAGGTTCAAGAGCAGACGGTTACCAAGGTTGACTTGAACAATCCACCAGAAGAAAAAGTAGTTGAAGAGGTTAAGTCTGAAGCTGAAACGCAAGAAGTGGAAAGTCAAGATACACCCGCGTTAGAAGAAATTACTAATGAAGAGATTGTTGAAGTGGAAGAGCGGGTTGAAGAGGCTGTGGCTGAAGCTGAGGCCATGGGACAACAATTACCAGAAAACATTCAAAAGTTAGTAGACTTTATGGGAGAAACTGGTGGGGATTTAAACGATTATGTAAAGCTTAATAAAGATTACAGTGATATGGATAATCAAGATCTATTACGCGAGCATTACAAACAAACAAAACCTCATTTGAATTCAGAAGAAATTAACTTCCTTATGGAAGATCAATTCTCGTTTGACGAAGATGTAGATGACGATAGAGAAATACGTAGAAAAAAATTAGCACTAAAAGAGCAAGTTGCAAGCGCTAAAACTCAACTGGAAGAGAACAAATCCAAATACTATGAAGATATCAAAGCTGGATCTAAATTAACTGACGATCAACAAAAAGCAATTGATTTCTTTAATAGGTACAATGAAGAAGAAGCAGGAAACAAAAAAGTAGCAGAAAAACAAAAATCTACTTTCTTAAATAAAACCGAGCAGGTTTTTAACGATAAATTCAAAGGTTTTGAATACGAGGTCGGAGATAAGAAATTTAGATTTAATGTAAACAACGCTGAAGCGGTTAAGAATACCCAAGCAGATATTAATAATTTTGTCAAGAAGTTCTTGAATGAAAATAATGAAATGTCAGATGCAAAAGGTTATCATAAATCTCTTTATACAGCGATGAATGCTGATGCTATAGCAAAACACTTCTATGAACAAGGACAAGCTGACGCAATGCAAAACAGCGTTACTAATTCTAAAAACATAGATATGAACCCAAGACAATCGCATGGCGGTGAAATAAACGCGGGTGGAATGAGGGTAAAAGTGCTAGGAGATTCTGCTGACGACTTCAAGTTCAAAATTAAAAACAAAAATAAATAACAATTTAAAAAAATAAATTATGGCAATTACTAATGGTGAGTTGTTGAATAAAGTGCCTGCTTCACAGCAGCAAACACTATCTTCAAACTACATCGATTTTACACACGCCGACACCGCAGGGTGGGCGCAACAATATTTACCAGATCTTATGGAAAAAGAAGCAGAGGTATTTGGTCCTAGGACTATATCTGGATTTCTTTCACAAGTAGGAGCTGAAGAGTCTATGACATCTGACCAAGTGGTTTGGTCTGAGCAGTCTAGATTACACTTATCTTATAAAGGTACAGTTGTATTGTTAGGTGATACAAACGGTACGTTTGAAGTAGAAAAAGATATAGATGGAAATGCAATAACTACTACTCATGGTATTAGAACTAATGACGTGGTTCTTATCGCGAGTGCTGGTTATGTTACTAAATGTTTAGTAGTAGAAACTCCAGCTTCAGCTGTTATATCAGTTGAGCCTTACGGCGCTGCTACTTTGGCTAATCATGCAACTACGTCTGAAGGATGTACTTTATTGGTTATAGGTTCTGAGTACGGAAAAGGACAAGCTTACACTGATAACACTGGTACATACAAGTCTGACAAAAGAACGGCTTTAACACCAACTTTCAAATCTTACACTAACAAACCAATCATAATGAAAGATTACTATGAGATCTCAGGATCTGATGTTTCTCAAATTGGTTGGGTTGAAGTTACTGGTGAAGAAGGTCAAAATGGTTACTTATGGTACTTAAAAGCTGAAGGTGATACTAGAGCTCGTTTTACTGATTATTTAGAGATGTCAATGCTAGAAGCTGAAAAAGCTCACGCTGACTCTCTTATTGGTTTTGGTGATGACGGTCAAATTAGAGGTGCTGCTGACGCTGGTGTTAACGCTGGTACTGAAGGTTTATTCGCTGCTATTGAATCAAGAGGTAACTTAACTTCTGGTATTACTGGAGTTAACGCTGCAACTGATTTAGCTGAATTTGATGCTATCTTGGCAGAATTTGATTCTCAAGGTGCTATTGAAGAAAACATGATGTTTGTAAACAGAGCTACTTCGTTAGCAATGGATGACATGCTAGCTTCTATGAATTCTTACGGTGCTGGTGGTACTTCTTACGGAGTATTTGATAACGAAGAAGATATGGCTTTAAACTTAGGTTTTTCTGGTTTCAGAAGAGGTTCTTATGACTTCTACAAGTCTGACATGAGATACTTGAATGACAAAGCTACAAGAGGTGCAATTAACACTGCTGCTGGTTCAGCTGCTATCCGTGGAATTATTGTTCCTGCTGGAACTTCTACAGTTTACGACCAGTCTTTAGGTAAAAACCTTAAAAGACCATTCTTACACGTGCGTTACAGAGCTTCACAAACTGATAACAGAAAAATGAAAACTTGGACTACTGGTTCGGTTGGAGCTGCTACATCTGCTTTAGATGCAATGCAAATCCACTATTTATCTGAAAGATGTTTAGTTACACAAGGTGCTAACAATTTCATGTTAATGAAATAAGCATTGTTTATATTAAGAGGTTGGGGGTAACTCCCCAACCCCTTTATTTTTATTAATTTATATTATATTATATTATGGCTAAAAAAGCTAAAAAAACAGAGATAGTTGAGGTAGAACCTCAAATCGAAACAATGGAAGAAGTGGTTACAGAATTTTTTGAAGAAACTGTAGTTGCAAAACCAAAAACAAGAGAAAGACTAAAGCCCGCTAATGAGTGGGAAATAAAAGATAGATTATACTACTTACAGGGTGATAAAAAACCACTTTCTAGATCAATTAAAACCGCTAACGTTTATTATTTTGATAAAGAAAAAGGTTTTGAAAGAGAACTAAAGTATTGCCAAAATCAAACAACTCCATTTGTTGACGAGATGAAAGGAGATCAAAGATTAGAGCATATTGTTTTTAGGTCTGGTAGTTTGTTTGTGCCTAAAGAAAAAACAACTTTACAGAAGCTATTATCACTATACCACCCTCATAGAAATGTGGTTTATTATGAATTCAAACCAGCGGCAATAGCGGCCGACGAGATTGATGTATTGAACATGCAGGTTGATGCTTTGATTGCAGCTAGAAACATTGACATAGATATGGCTGAAGCAATTTTGCGTGTTGAAAAAGGATCTAAGGTATCAGACTTGAGCTCTAAGGAACTTAAAAGAGATTTATTAGTATTTGCCCGCAACAATCCAAAACTTTTCTTAGAGTTGGCGGACGACGAAAATGTAATGCTAAGAAACTTTGGTATAAAAGCTGTTGAATCTGGAATACTAAGATTGTCTTCTGATCAAAGAAACTTTTTGTGGGGTAGCAACGGTAGAAAACTAATGGTTATACCATTTGACGAACATCCTTATACCGCACTAGCACATTGGTTTAAAACTGATGAGGGTATGGAGATCTACTCTAATATAGAGAAAAGATTAAATCAATAACAAAATAATATGGTCACCCTTCGGGGTGATCATTTATTAAAATTTAATTTTATGGAAAAAAAATCGAAGGGTTTAGGAGACTCGATAGAAAAAATCACAAAAGTAACTGGAATACAAAATATTGTTAATCAAGTCAATAAACTTAGAGGGGTTAAAGATTGTGGTTGTGGAGGTAGAAAAGACAAGCTTAACAAAAAATTTCCTTATAAAAAATAAAAAAATATGATAATAGTAGATACTGTATACCAAAGAGTCTTAGCACTGGCTAACAAAGAGCAGAGAGGCTATATAACACCTCAAGAGTTTAATCTACTAGCTAATCAAGCTCAAATGGAGATATTCGAGCAATATTTCTATGATCAAAAGTCTGAAGATAAAAACCTAAAGAATTCAACCGAATTCTCAAATGTAGACGAGATGTTAGATGAAAAAATCTCTATATTTAAAAATACATCACCATTGTCAATGATTGGGTCCTCGGGGACACTTCCTTCTAACATGTATAGGTTAGGATCGTTGTTTTATCAAGCTACTTTAATTGAAGTGGAGCAAGTAACAGAGGAAGAATTAATGTACCTACAGCAATCACCATTAGCAAAACCAAGTATTTATTGCCCTGCCTTCGTAAGAAAAAGTGGTAATTCTGTGAGATTGTACCCCCCGCTACTAGCCAGTGTTGACTGCAACTACATAAGAGTGCCTAATGTAGTGCGTTGGGGCTATGTTGTTGTTAACGGCAAAGCTTTGTATGATTTTGGTTCAACCACAAACTTTGAACTACACGAAAGTGATTCTTCTGAATTAGTTTATAAAATACTTTCACTAGCTGGCATCGTTATAGCTAAGCCAGGACTAGGGGCGTATGGAGATCAACAAATAAATACTCAAAAAACTCAAGAAAAACAATAAATAAATGGGATTATACAACGGTAGTTTAGCTAATTATTATGGTGGGGTAGAGGATACTGGATCATACCAATTTATATCTGTAACAGATATTATAAATAACTTTAGAGTTGCTTATGTTGGTGAGGATAAAATAATACCTAAAATATCTAGAGCAGATATAAAGTTTCATGCTCTAAGGGGTGTTCAGGAGTTGTCTTACGATACTTTTAGATCGTGCAAGACATTAGAGTTAGAAGTGCCTCCAAGCCTACTACTACTACTACCACACGATTACGTAGAGTATACTAAAATATCTTGGATAGATGGTAATGGAAAATGCCACACTATTAGTCAGTGTAAATCTTGTCCAAAAGATCCGCTGTCGTATAAGCAAAACAAAGACGGGACTATAGATGTTGGCAGAGTTATTATAGGAGGCCCAAGTACACAGGTTTATGTTGAAGGAGCAGGAACAACATGGGCCCCAATAATTAAACAAGTTCCGATTGAAGGCGAGCATTCTCAGGGGAATGAGTATCGCCAAATACAAGGATATGGTGAGTCGTATTTGTACGCAAACATAGATGGCACTCCGGACGAGAACGAACCACTGAATTGGGCTAATACTTGGGTTCCGGGTCACTATGAAACTGTGGCGGGTACTGATTCAGTTTATGAAAACAACCCTACAGTGCGAGATTCCACTACTTGGGCAAACTTACAATCAGGTAACAGTAATATCAACAATACGGTTAATATAGATGGTGAAGATGCCGTGCACGTCACGAATAGAGGTCAAAGATATGGTCTTGATCCTCAGCACGCAAATGTTAATGGTTGCTTTTGGATTAACTGTAGAACAGGAAAAATTCACTTTGATTCTAATTTAGCTGGAAAAACTGTGATAATACAATACATAAGCGATGGCGTTGCTACTGATGACGAAATGATAGTGCATAAATTTGCTGAAGAAGCAATGTACAAACATATAGCTCACGCTATATTAAACACAAGAGCAAACACAGATCGCAATATAGTTGCCACGTTTAAAAAAGAAAGATCCGCGGCTGTTAGAAACGCTAAAATAAGATTATCAAGTATAAAACTAGAAGAGATTACCCAGGTATTAAGGGGTAAGTCAAAATGGATTAAACACTAAAATATGCCACAATTTAAGAAAGATTTTCATTTAGGTAAAATGAATAAAGACATGGATGAACGTGTCAT